GCGGCTTTGGCTTAGTCCGCACTGTTTGCCCGTCGGGGATCAGTCGTGCAGCGGAAACCTTTTCGACGCAAGGAGCGTGTGATGGGCTACGAAGACTCGACGGTGTTCGATGGCGTGCTGATCGGCGGTCGTCTCGAGCAGATTCCAGGGCTGCGCTGCACTTCGCCTCTCGCTCGCCCTGACCTTGCGCTCAAGCTCGGCGAGGACGGTGCCTCGTGAGGTGCACGACGTTTGACGGCGTGGTGGTCAACGAGGCATTGGAGCAAATCCCCGGACTGCGTTGCTCTAGCTACCTCGCACACCCCGAGGTGGGCCTATCGCGCGAGGACTATCGTCCACGGCGCAGCACAGAGAGCGTGCAGCTAATCGTGGTGCACAACACCGTGGGCGACTGGCCTATTGAGGTGCGCCCGGGGCGTGCAGACGACGGCGATCTAGCGGAACGCAACGCGATCTACTGGCGCCGCTCGAAGCGCGAGAGCGCCACGCAGCTGATCGTGGACCAAGATGGCACCGTGATTTGCACCTCGGATTTGCTGCGCGTCGTGGCGTACGGCGCAGGACACCCGCGCGGTAACGGGTGCGGAATCAATGTCGAGATGGCCGCGTTGCCCTCGAAGGGCAAGCGCGGAAGCATCTTATACCAAGGGCAAATCGAGGACACAGCGACGCTGTGCAATTGGCTCGCAGAACGTTTTTGTGTGCCCAAGGTAGCGACTGCGCCGAGACCCCGAGGGCGTGAGTACGTCGAAGCTCTAGCGCGCAAGGGCTCGGTGATCCGCGGGCTTTGCGATCACTGCGCTCTGTCTCGCAGGCGCGGGATTGGAGACACGGGGTTTTTGGTGCAGGCGGAGCTCGTACGTCTCTACGGGTGGTCGCTGCAGGACTGGGACAAATGACCTCCCCGTGGCTACTCGCAAGCGCTGAAGTGCCTTCGCCAAAGGCGAATCACGAAATCACGCGCGAGGAATTCGTTGCGCAGCACAACGCCGCACTGCGCTCTATCGGCTTCGGTCGGTGGCATCGTGAGCAACTGATCGGCGTTGCCGCGGTGGAATCAGCGTGGGGACACAGCAAGTGCGCCGCTGTCAACAATTTTGCAGGGCTGAAAGCAAAGAAAGACGTAGCGGCGAAAGTCAAGAAAATTCTTGGCACGGAGCTCCAGTGGTTCCGCCAGGCAGGGCACGTAGCGCAGGGCGACGCGCCGGAAGTCACGTACGCCGTTTTCCCTTCGCCCAAAGCGTTTTGGGAGATTTGGGTGAAACGACACGTGGGCTACGGGCACAATCCGCCGTGGGCGTCAATCTATTTCCGTGCGTCCGAGCTTTTCTGGCTGTGCGACGAGTCGTGGTGTGCCGCACTGCTACGCGCAGGCTACTCGGAGCACTCGGGGGAGGCGGGGGTGCAACGTGCCGCGCGCTCGCGCCTAGACTGTGCGCGCACAGCTCGCGGGATTCTGGATTCGATGGGAGCTCTGTAGCAGACTAGGCTCTATCGCAGAGCAATGGGTCCCTGACTAGGTCAGGGAGTACAGCCGACGCGGTGCTGGCGAGCTTCAAACGCTCCAGGAGCCTCGGCTTTCCGGGGCTCTTGGTTATTTGGAGGGCCTGCGCTTGAGCGATGGCGAAGCGCGCTGGCGGGTTGAGCTATCCGGTCACAAGACCGCGCGCTGCAACGATGTTTCCTTCATGGTCGCGTACGAGCTCGCCGGGGCTGGCGAGATCGGTGCGTGCGGGGCAGGCAGAACGCACCAACATGCTAACTACCAGGAGGACCCCCGCCTCTTCGGCGGGGAGGTTTTCAACCGCTCCGTAAACAGAGCGATAAAGAGATACTCCCTCGGCCTCGCCAACGATGGTGTTGGTTACAGCAACTCTGGGCACGGGGCCCGAAGGCTTAGGAAGGACCAAAACGCTTCCGTCTGGTCTTTCGAGGCGAAGCGGATGCGGCGTGCAATTGACGATCTTCATGGAGCCACTGTATTCGCGCGCTCCATTTTGAAGCAACTCTGCAGCGGAGTTCGTGAGCGTTGCTCCGTCGTTATGCGGCCCTTCCCGCGTCACGCGTGATCGAGAGCTAGACGAGCTCGGGCAGATGGACGGTAGCCGATGCGGTGCTGGCGAGCTTCAAACGCTCCAGGGGCCCCGGCTTTCCGAGACCCCTGGTTAATTTTGCGCTTGTTTTTTCTACGCGGTAGCGGTAGGTTCAACTTCCTACCTGGAGCCCTCGGGATACGCCCGAGGGCTTCTTTCTTTCTCCGCCAGCTCTTGGGCGAGCCTGGCCAGGCTTTGCGTGTCCCCGCCCCCATGCGCGTCGCAGTGGCCCCGGGCCCACTGCAGACAGTACTCCCGCAGGGCCTCGTGTCCCTGCGCACGGAGCACGAGCTGCGCTTCTCGCAGGGTCTCGCCTGCGAAGAGCTCTTCTACGATTTTTTGATTCATTTTTTCCTCCTACTTGCTCTTGAGAGCCTTGGTGACGGCGCGCTTTTCGCTTGCGCAAAGGGCTTTGCGCTTGCGATCGGCTGCTTCAGTGCGCCCGTTCTCGTAGCTCGCGACGCAGTCGGCGACGCGTACCACGCCCGCGGCGTCGAGCTTAGGACAGATCGCCGCGATCCGCGCGGCGATTGTCTCTGCGTAGGAGACAGGCGCAAGGCCCTCGATGGCCTCGCCCTCCCAAGGGCGGAGAAGGCGCACTTCCTGCGCGGCCCACCCATTTTTTCCGACGGACACGGCGCCGCGGTATTCCGCGACCCACACGACGGCCGCGGAGCCCTTGGCGCCGAGGTGACCGCGCCAGTAGCCCACCTGGGCAGAGCTGCACACGTGCAGCCCGTTGCGCCTGTACTCAATAGCGCCTTCAACCCGGGCCCACGCCCCGGGAATCCATTCCCCGTCCGCGCTGCGCGTGGGCAGGTCCCACGCGAACGTGTGCACTGGGGAGCCGGTTGCTAGGGTCGCTTTGAGTGCGAGGGGCATGCGTGGAGACTAGTGCCCGGTCGCGTACTAGTCAAGCTTCTCGCCCACTATTTTACCGGACCACGATTTTTTCCGGCCGCTGCAGGTACCAGCGACGGGCCTCGTACGCCTCGACGTATTGCCAGCGGCGCAGCGATCCGCCGGGCCCGTAGGGCTGGAGCCGTAGGTGCCCCGTGACGGTGGACAGACCGGCGGCCCGTCCCGTCGTGTCGAGCTGCGCTCCCTGGCCTTGCGCCGCGCGACTCGGGCCAGTAGGAGGCGGGGGCGTTGCCAGGTAGACAGTCCTCGTGCTCCACGCTACCGGCGGTCGGTGCGTGGTCCCGCGTCGAGGCCTGCGGTCCGTTGGCTCGGGTCGCTCCTGGCGCACTCGCGCGGGGCTCTCGTGGGCGTCGAGTAGCAGCGCAAGGGTACAGAGCCACGAGAGCGCCGAGTCGAGCCACTCCCGCGTGCTAGCCGCGTCTCGCTCGTCGCAGGCCCACGCCGCCGCGGGCGCTACGTCGTCGCGCGAGCCCCAGTGGATCGACGCCGAGCTTGCCCGTGCACCCCCGGGCCGGGAGAGACCCACAGCCCACAGCCTCCCGCCCCGGTGGTACCAGCCCAGAGAGACTGTCTCTCCCTGGGGGCCCCAGGGGATCCCGAGGCCCTGCGTGCGCCAGTCCGAGGCCTCGACGAGCCCCGCACCCCGCAGGAGCTCCGGGGCCTCGCCGGGCCACGCGCGCGTGTCCGTCGAGTGCGCGAGGCGTACCGCCTCGGGGCGCACTGCGTGGACTGTTGGCGAGTCGGCCATCGCCACGGCGAGCGCCGCGGCGTTGATCCACACGTCGCCCGGGAACGGCTCTACGCCGGCCCCCCCGCAGTGCGCGAGGTACAGGGCTGCAGCGTCGAGCTCGTTGCTCCCGGAGCGCGGGAGGCGCTCCAGGAGCTTCCATAGGCCGCGCAGTGCGGCCGAAAGGGGCTGGAATTTCACTGCCCGGCCTGGGCCTGGGCCTGGGCCTTCGCCGCGGCACGCCGGGCCCGTGCCGCGGCGTTTTTCAGCTGCCTCTTTTCCTCGAGGCACTTCGGGCACTCGCCGCAATAGACGCTTTCGGCGTCCCGCGAAAACTGACCGCGGCGACCGTAGGCGACCCTTTTCGCCCACGTGCGGATTGAAGTCCACCTGGTTTCCCCGGTGGGTAGGGTATCGATCGTGACTCGGTCCGCGTCCGCGCGGTATTTGTAAGAATTGGCGACCGCGCCGCCATCGACGGAGGTGATCACCCTTTCGCCGCAGCTTGCCGCGACCGCAGCTTCGTGCCGCTTCAGAAGCTCGGCACAGTCGTCCAAATCGACGCGCCGGACCTTGACCGCCGGATTATCAAGCGGAGCAAAGAGCTCCTCCGCAGTAGGAAGCTGTGCCTCCCCCAGCTGCCACTGCCACCCCTCGCGGCACGCGAGGGCACGAACGGTTTCCCACCCCTCGTGGGTGCATGCCGTGATCGTAAACACGGTACCTGTCCGGCGGACCATCCCCACGATTGCGCAATCCCCGGAAGGGGAAGGCACTGGGGCGAGATCGCCGCGGATCGCAATGCTCGTGTCCTCAACGGACACGAGACAGACGAAGCGCCCCTGAGTGACAACAACAAAATTCTCCATGGTCCTACCTGGTCTTTCCGGGCCCCTTGGGGCCCTCCCTTGGCAGCTCTCTGCCTCGGTGGAATCAATCTAGTACACGACTGTGTACTGGTCAAGCGCCTTGTGATTTTTTCTGCTAGCCCAGCTCCCAGGCTAGCCTCTGTGCGCGTTTCGCCGCTCGCCTCTCAGCGGCACGCGCATTTTTGGCGAGGCGCTTGCGCTCTGCTACGCGCGCCTCGTGCAGCGCCCCGCCTGTCTCGGCGGGCCACTGCGACACGACTCCATGCGCCCAGGGCTCGCGCAGGAGTGTGAAAAATACGTGGCGGCTGATCCCCAGCGCGTCTAGCGCGACGCGCCGGTGCCCGGCCGCGGCTTCGAGCACGGCGGCGAGAGTGGCGAGCACGAGCTCCCGCGCGCCAGAGTCGCCGGCTCGCGCGAGCCGGATTCGTCCCAGCAAAATCTCCCGGGGAGGGACTGTGCCTTCGGGGAGCTCGATCCCCGGGGCGGCGTAGCCTGCGGGGCGACTCACCGCCCTCCCCCGAGCCACGAGAACCCCTTGGAGCGCAACAAGGTTTCCGTGGCGTCGTCGCCGCGGTGGTGCGCGTGGTAATGATCCCTGCGTAGCCACACGGCCGCGCGGGCATCTCCCGCGTGGTGGGCCAACACGGCCCGCTGAATTTTGCGCTTCGCCGGCAGTCCTGCCGGCAAGGTGTTTTCGAAATCGCATGCAGAGCAACATTCCGCGCGAACGTCCAAACCATTATTAATACAGATCTGACAAGCCATTTCTCTACCCTCTCTCTGAGAGCTCTCGGTCCCCCGTAGGGGTCCAATCCCGCCGCGTGGAGGCGGCTCTCGTGGGATCAGTCACGCTCCCCGGGCGAGCGCTCCGGTCTGCGTGCAGCCCCTGCCGGGGCTAGTGCTCCCCCGGGGCTATCCCGAGGGACTGGGGTCGATTAGCTCGAGCTGGGCGCTCTACCCGGTCCCGCCAGCGTGGAGGCTGACTCCTGGGACCAACCCGATTTTTCCCTCGGGTGTGGGAGTTTAAACAGGGGGCCGATCTATCCCGGCCCCCTGAAAGCTACGCCACCCGCCAGTGCTGGGCCGAGGCCCAGCCATGGACGAAGCCGGCTTCGTCAGTGACCTTGACAGTCCCGTCAAGGCCACGCTCAGCCATCTCCTTGGAGATAGCCTGGATTGACTCGCCCACCAGTTCCGTCACTGTCCCAGTGGCCGCGTCTGTGTGCGTTGCGAAAAATTCCATTTTCCTACCTGGTCTTTCCGGGCCCCTTGGGGCCCTCCCTTGGCAGCTCCCTGCCTCGGTGAAATCAATCTAGTACGCACTCGGGAACTGGTCAACGAAAAATCGTACTAGTCAAAACTTTTCCGGAAAGCGCTTGCTGTAAGGCGTTTTCTGAATTCGGGGGACACTTGTCCCCCAAACGATGCCGCTCCCCGTCTCTCTGTGGAGCTCTGTGCGTCGGCGTTCTCGCGAAGGCGCTATTTTGCGGCACTCACGATTGCGCCTCGTTGGAATCGGCTTTTCTCAGCGACTGCACCACGAACACGATTGCCTGCGCGGCGTCTTTGATTCTGCAGTCTTTCACGATCTTTCTGCCCTTGGCCTCTGATATCTCGATTTTGTATCCCGCGGTCAAGACAGATCCTCGCGACACTTCCACGCGGTGCGCGTGGTGCTCGAAGATTGTTTTCCACCACACTACGGGACCTGTGCCGTTGCAGCTACAAACAAGGTCTCGCGAGAACACCTCTGCACTCGTCGCACTCGTGACCTCGTGCTCAAATTCGAGTTGATCTCTCCGCGCGTCTGCGGCGTCTAGGTAGTACCTTGCGACCTTCACGACGGCACCCTCTTGCTCTTGCTCTTGCTCTTGCTCTTGTTGGCTTTGATAGCGTCCTGCAACGAGACTACCGAGCCGCTTAGCTCGACCGTCACTGTCTCGTGCTGTTGCGTTCCAGGGATCCACTCCTGCCGTGGGTCGTCCGCTTCGGGCTGCCCCTTGCGCTTGCTCTTGCCCTTGGCGGAATCGTCTTCTGGCGGGCTCCACGGGAGCAAGATCGCTCGCGCGTGGTCCCTCAAATCCTCGGACCCAATCGACAGGTGCAGCCAGCCCTTGGCGTCCGTGCGCGCATGGTTGACGCAAACCAGCTTCGCTCCCTTCAGTGAAAGGGCTTGCTGCAAAGCCTTTGCCTCAATAGGCAAAGCGAGCGGCTCGCCGTCGTTGAAGCCGGGAGGCTCGTATAGCTCGAGCTCCGGCGACTCTTGCCCGAGCTCCAAAATCTGAGGCTCGCACTCGCCGAAATCCAGGCGCCAGCGCAAACGTGATTCGGGAAACACCCTGCTCGTAAGAGCGTTTTCGAGTGCTAGCTCTAGCTGTCCCAAGACCCTCTCTGCGTCCGCTCGCTGGAGCACTACGTCGTGCACGTGCATTCCTACCGGGAGCGGCACGTGAGCCGTGTGCACGCGACTGCAGTCGTGCCCCACTACGCGCAGGAAGCGTCCGCGCGTCGTCACGTACACGCGCAGAAGCTCTCGGTTGTCGTCGTTTTTCGGCAGCGCTGCTAGTGCGTACGCGAGCGCAGTGCGTAGGTATTCAGTGGACAGGTGCGGTGCTTCTTCGGTGGATCGCATTCTAAAACCCTTTCTTTTCTAGATCTTCTAGCGAATCGTTGGCCATCTTTACGGCGTCAGGGTCTGTGTCGGCCCCCACAAATTTACGTCCCTCTAGCAGCGCGGCGATCCCTGTGGTTCCGGAGCCGGCGAACGGATCCACAACCAAATCCCCCTCGTTCGAATGCGTTTTCACGAGCCGGCGCATGAGCTCCACGGGCTTCTGCGCTACGCGCTTCGGACGCATGAGCTCGGGTATGTCCGTCCACACGTTCGACACCCGCTTGAATTCGCTCTTCGCGGGGTACTTCTTCGAAAAGCCTTCGTAGCCGCGCTTTTCGTCAAGGAGTGGCACGTTGAAGGTCACTCCGGTTCGCTCCTTGGAGACTGAGTACCAAGCGATTTCCTCACGGCAAAACAGGTAGTCGTGGCTCTTGCCGTAGGCCCTGCGTTTCTTCCACGTGATCAAATTCCTGTATTGCAGAAGGCATTTCGCTTCAATTGCCAGCATCGTACGGAAGAGCGGTTTGTCTCCGTGCTTGCCGAGGCCGCCGAAAAAAATCACGGACGCGCTCTGCTTGAGCTTCGGCAAAAACGCCTCAATCACAGAGCAAAACCACCCGGCGTAAGCGTCAGCGTTGGTCCATTGATTGTCCCAATCTGCGCCCAGTACTCCGGAATACGGAGGGTCCGTGAGGAGCAAATCTACGCTGGAATCGTCCAGAGATTTCGCTAGCTCAAAGCAACTTTGGAATCTTACGCTTGTCACAGCTTCGCTCCCTTCGCAAGCAGCAGCTCGCCCTCTCGCTGGAGCTTGTCTTCGTCTTCGTGGTGCATGTCGAGAACGCGCCCTATTTCGTGGCTCGTACACGGGTAGCAGTCACCGTCGCAGTCGTCGTTGTGCTCCTGCTCTCCGCCGTACCAAACACACACGCAGTCACACCCGCATTTTTCGAGAACTCGCTCCACGTTGCTTCGCAGTACCACTGCCCCGAGCTCCAGTTTGTTCGCGACGTCGATCCACCGCAGCAAGTCGCGGATGGCCGCGCGACAAATCGCAGTTCTGCAGGCAGTACCACTTTTCGAAGCAGACCAAGCAGCGGTGCTGATGTTTTGTGCCGCCCATCACTCGCCGCCTTTCGCTGCAGCCAGAAACGCCGTCGCAAAGATCGCCAAGAACTCGTCGAACTGACGCTTGGTGACGCCGTAACAAGCCCCCGACGCGCGGTTATCCACCAGCATTTTGAGCAGGTCCATAAGAGTTCCAGGGCCCATGTCAATACCCCATGTCTCGGACGGTGACGGGCACGAGCACCCCGAAGTGCTTAGCAGGTAGTAGTTTTCGTAAAGGCTGACCAACGCGTAATCGTCGTAGCTATAGTTCGCCTCCGCGTCCTCAACGTAGCCGTAGACGACAAGGTCTTCTCTGCTTTCGATCAGCTTCCGTTCGTGTTCCGTCGGAAACTCGCACCTTGGGCTAGCAACCCAGTCGTTGTCTCCCAACAGTGCGCCTGGCATCGGAAATTTACGCTCGTCCATCACTCCGCCTCTTCCTTCCCAAGAGTGAGCGCCTGGCCCCACCCGAAAACCCCGTCCTCCCAGCCGTCCCCGTGGCACAGGGCTGCCCCCGCCTGGTAGCCCCTGAGATACTCCGGCCAGTCGCTCTCAGAGATCCAGTGCGGGCGGATCATGTTCTTGCGTGCATCCATGCCGCCGACGCTCGCGAAGGGCGCGTTTTCGCAAGCGTCTTGTGCACAGTCCGCATGCCCACGCATGAATCGCTCGGAAGGCTTATTTGCGTACTCAAACACGGCTTCGGGGTACCCGTGGACGCTCTGAAGTTCCGCCATGCTCCTGTAAATTGCCGTGGACGCATTGGGACCACGCCAGCGAAGCACGGCGCCTCCGTCCTCGAAAACCGCTCCGGTAGCCACGATAAGGCCGTCCCGAAGCATCAGGAAAGACCTCGGAGCGTACACAAGCTTCAGTGCTTCGATTCGTGAAATCACCATCACACACCGTCTTTCCTCGCTCGCTTGGAGCGTGTCTTGCGCCTGCCCACGATCTTGGAGACTTCAAGGACAGCTTCGGCGATGCCTGCAAACCGTACAGAAGTCACATCTGTTTCCCACGAAAAAAACACCGTGCCGGATTCGCGGCGAGCTCGCAGGGACCCTTTCCCATCCCAATGGATCCATGTCTTCCCGATGCTATGAGGCGCCTTGATGCATGCGTCTCTCAGCACAACCGCGACGCTTACGATCGCTTCGGAACCCCTGATACAGTGCGAAGCGTTGCCTATTTCTAGATCCCACTTTGCACGCTCACTGTTAAAAATAGAGCTCACTTGCTGGCCTCGTTTCTCACCGCTTCAACGAGGCCTTCAAGGTCGATCACTGTCTCTTCGTCGTCCGTGTAAAAACGTGGCGTTGGATGCGATGCAAGCCAGTTATCCAGCAGCGTTTGGAGACTCTTCGTGTTGTAGTGCTCGATCGCATGCTCCGGGTACGGGTACTGACCAAGCACGTCCTCTATCAACTCCCTCGCGTCAAGCGGAGGGTGTCCGAGCAGTGTTGAACCCCGGCACTCTGCGCCTTGTGCGCTAGGGTTTTTAGCAAGCAGCTGCGCGCCGAAGTCGCGCGCGCTCTTGTAGAATTTCAGCTCGCAATCACGATCGCCCCGCCACCACTCGCGTGACACGTCTTTCTTCGCGTCGAACGCGCGCAGCGCTCCGAACACGGGCTCTTTGTACTCAGACCAATGGATTTTGTTTTTCATGCTCATCTCAAACAGCCTTCCTGCAAGTTGTTTTATTCGCGCCCTAGGTACAGTGCGGCTCGCGAAAAACTTACGAGTTCTCCCGCGTCGCCGCTGTGTGCGTTGCCGATTTTGTCGAGCTTCAAGCGCTCGCCCTCAAGCTCTTCCGGCCCCAGTAGATCTTCTTCGAGTGCCACGCGGAGCTTGACTAGTGCCTTGGTCTCGACCTGCCGCACGCGCTCACGCGTGAGGTTTGCAGCCGCGCCGGTACTCTCCAACGACTCGCCGCCCCTGTCTGCTACGTCAAGCGCGCAGGACTCAGAGAGCTCCCACACCTCGAGGTGCGGGAAATTGTATTTGATCGAGCCGTTATCCTCGCTCGCATCCAAGTACAGGTGGTGTCTGCACGACACGAACGGGCACGGCCTCGGCCCATTCACGCACTCGCCGCGCGTTCTCGGGCGCAGTGCGCGCGTGTCTTCGGGGTACTGCCTGGCGTCCGCCTGCAGCGTCGCCTTGGCTAAACGCTTGAGATTTTCTGTGCGAGCTCGCACGCGCGGCTTGCGCTCCTCGTGCTCGTCCGCAGTGCCGTGGCCTGTCTGCAGCGAGCGTGCTGCACTACCGGAGTCGGTCACGATTGCACTTCCCAAATCTGGCAGTTCGAATGCCTGTTTAGGTTCATTCCTCCCTGGAAATAGCTTCCCCAGTCGAAGTCAACGCGCAGAACCTTTTGCTCCGGATTGACTAGGAGATTTCGATTCGACGATTCCAGCTCCCCAAAAATCCCCCATGCTCGCCGCAGAATCCTCGCGTCGAAACACTCGCCTTTCAGGCGAAACGCTACGAGGGGATATTCTCTCGCCACCAGAGAGCAAGAGCACGGAATCGATCCGTTTCCCTGGCAGTCGAAGCACGATTCGCCGGAGCACCAGGGGCACAAGATGTTTCGCGTTGACCTGCACGCGGTGCAGAAGCGCTCTGATTTGCGAATCACTTCGCTTTTGAGGCGAAGCGCTTCAAGGAGCGAATCAAAACTGCACGAATCAAACCCCGCTAAAAGCGTGGATTCCAGGTGACTTTGCACCTCCGGCACGTCCACTGCGTCGCCGTCGATTCCTTCCACAGCAAACCCGCTCGTTTTGTTCGTAACGAAAGTCTTGCTTCCGAACTTGAATTTCTTCGGTGCGATAGGGCCCGGCCAGAGCCGCGCACAAAAGTAATCTGCAAGATTGCGTTCCATCTCAAATCTCCTTGCTGCAAGCTGTTTTGCGCTATGCCGCGCGCTCGCGTCTCGCGTAGTTTGAAGGCAGCGCGTAGAGCTCGTCCGTCGTCGCTGCTAGCACGCGACGAGCTTCCGCTTGTCTGTCTGCGAGCTCCGCGGGTGTCGTCGGCGGGATAGTTTGCGTGGCAACCCAGCGCTCGCAAACTGCCTCGAAAACAAGGGCTCTCAGATAAGCCGAGTCGTTGGCCCAGGTGCTTCGGTGCTTGCGCCACGAGTTCTCCACGTGTTTGTGCGAGCGTTTGGTTTTCAGGTCTGCGAGAAAATCCTTGTATCGCCCCTCTTGCTCTTCGGTGAGGCACGCGGTGGGGCTTCCCTTGAGCTTGCTCGCGGAAGCCGCTGCAGACCCCTTTGCGCTCGCTGCAGGGACACTTCCAGCACTCGGACTAGGTGCCTCCGGAGGCGTGGGGTCCGGCTTGGATCCCTCGTGCTCAATCGCTGTCTTGAGCTTCGCGCCGGCCTCGGCAAATCCGCAGGACAGCGCGCTTGCAGCGGCCGCAACGCATGCACGCTTGGCCTGCTCTTCGTAGAACGTCCCTTCGAGTGCGGCCCTGTGCAGAAGCCACGCCCGGGCCACCTCGTCGAGGCTGCGGCAGTCGACTAGTCGAGACCGCAGGGATTCAATCTCCCTGTCAAGGTCGTCGCCGTCGTCGCTTCCGGGCTCTCGCTCTGTGGCTGGCACTGCGACTGGGACTGGAGCCTGCGGTACTGGGGCTGGCGTTGTTTGCACCACTGTTTTCGCGTGGCCGTTGCGCGCAAGCTCCGCCGTAGCGATAGATTTTTTCAGCGCTGAAACGCTTGTTTTGGCAGCTCGTTTCAGAGCTTCGAAGGCTACCGCCAGATCCTCGGTGCCTACGTCTTTCCCTTCGGCCTTTCGCGCAAGGGCGTCTGAGAGGATAGCCGCGCACTGCGCGAGTGTGGGGCGCTCTCCCTCTGCCAAGCTAAGGGCTTCGAAGTCGTCCACGCACCACTGCGGGACGGCGCAGTTCTCCCCGATCGTGTCTCCTGACACGACCAACGGGAGCACGCCGGAGTGCGTGCGTTCCGGTCCCTGCGCGGCTTCGATTTGCTGCACAGTGGGCCCTTCCATCGTGGCCTTCGCCTGCGCAGGAATGGTCTCTAGCTCGGTCTCGTCGAGCATCCCGAGACCGAGAATCGAAAGCGTCGCTCTTCGCTTCGCTTTCGTTTCGCACTTCATGAGCACGTTGACCGGATCGGTCAGTTGCACTGTCGCAGTGGCAGTCTCTGTGCGCCCGTTGGGCAAGGACGCGCGACAGACCGCGTAGACCAGCTTCGTACCATCCAAGTCCACCACCTTGGGGCCGTCGATGATCTCACGATTGACCCGGTGAATCGCTGCGAGCTGGTCTGTGGCCCCTCGTGTGGGGTAGAGAATCTCCTTACCGTTCAGGCGGAGCATGGCGAACGGTTGAGAGCCGGGATTGAGCCCCAAGCTCTCGCACATTTGCACGTACAGCTTCACCCTCTCTGAGGGAGAGAGGGCAGACAGGTCACCCTTAGTAACCAGGGACTCCGCCACACGTGCGGAGTCCGGAACACCAGTAGTCACAATACCAGAATCCATATCAATCCTCCCTTCGCCTGTCTGTCAGCCAGCAGGCAAAAAACGCTACGATCGCCCACAAGACGATTGCGGACGTAGGCCACGAGATCAACGATCACCTCCCGTGCTAGACACGGTGCACGCGCACGGAGTCGAACCGTGTCCCGCTGCTAGACTCCCCAATGTCACCAAAAGGCCTAGCAGAACTCGCCGCAGAGCTTCGCGTGCTGACAGTCCGGTGTATACCCGCGGCTCTTTTAGGTGTCAACCTTTTAGTGGACAATCGACCGCGAAACGCATTTTTCGGCAATTGGCTTGCAGAAAGCGGTTTTATCGACCTCGCAGAAGGCGCCGCGTCTTCTTTAGAAGGCACCGGCCGCAAAGAAAAATGCACCGTCGAGTTACCTTGACAGTGCATTCGTTCCGTGCTTCGCGTGCGCGGTCTTTTACTCGTCGTGCTCGTCGAGCTGCGTTGCCTTCTTTAAAGGCCGCATACTTGACGCTTGCGTCTGCTTTGTCTAGTAAAGCTCCATGCAGCGACCGAGCCTTTCCGAAAAAATTCGCTACCTCAGAGAGTCCGCCGGACTCTCAGCTCGACACGCCGACGAGCTCGCAGGGCTCACTCGCGGGAGCTCGACTCGTTTTGAACGCACAGCCAAAAGCCCTACAGCAAGGGCGATTTCACGCATCTGCGTGCTCTACGGAGTCTCCGCCGATTGGCTACTGCTAGGCTCCGGAAGGACACCGAAACCGCTAGAGATTTCGAGGCACGTAGAGCTGAGACGCAAAGCACTTGCCTGCGTGTCCCTGTGAGAGCCCACAGTCAACCAAACGCCAGACACGCGCAGCTCGTCGCTTGCGCGGGATCAATAGGAGTCTCCGTGGCCTACCCTTCTCCCCATCAAGCCCGTTGCTCTGTCTGCGAGGGGATAGCGTGGCTCTGTCCCCACGACTGGGCCCTACGCTACGCCCAGGCGGTTTTTGAGCTGGAATGCTGCGTGCACCCGCGCCCTGGCACTCAAGAGCACGCGGCCCTTCGGCGCGAGCTACAAGAGCTCGGGCTCCCACTGTCCACGCTGCGGGGTGCGTCGTGAGTGGGTGGGTCAAGCTCTACGAGGACGTCAATACCGACGCGCGTTTTCTCTCGATCCCGCTAGAAGCACAGGCAATTTTTCTGCGCCTCTTGCCGCTGCTACGGGGCACGGGAGGGGCCCTAGAGCTCGTGCCTGGACTCGACGCCGCGGGCACTGTGCATGCGACCTTCAAGGGCGTTGAGACTCGGGCACAGGCTGAAGCGATCGTCGCGGCATGGGTGCGCGTGCGCCTTGTCGACCTTACAGACGGGGCTCTAGTCGTGCGGGCGTTCGCGTCTCGCCAGGGGGTCTCTACCCTAGGGATTTCGGGGCCAGGGTCACGCCAGGGCAAGAGCTCGACCGAGCGCTCCAGGGAGTACCGTCGCAAGCAACGGGAGGCTGCAACGGGATGCAACGGCGACGTGCAACGGGATGCAACGGACACTGCAACGGACACTGCAACGGGTGATGCAACGGGATGCAACGATACCGCCGTTGCAGGCAACGGAAATGCAACGGATTCAGAATCGCTGAAAACACCTGAAGTAAAGGCGTTTTCTGCAGATGCAACGGTTTTGCAACGGGAGGCAACGGCTCTAGAGAAGAGAAGAGAAGAGGAGAAAAGAGAAGAGGAGAGTATGCGGGAGAGTCCACAGGACTCTCCCGGGGGCTCGCCGGGGTCCCCGGACTCGCACACGCACCAGTCCCACGAGTCAGGGGAGCTCGAGCTCGCTCCCCCCGCTAGGACAGTCCCGCCGGGGCGTAGCAAGCCCACTAGGGCGCGTAAGGCGAAGGGCAAGCCAGAGCCCGCCCTAGACCTAGTTCCACCCGCTGGAAGCCTCGCAGCGCGCGTTCTCTCCGCGATCGTGGGGGATAGGATCCTAGGCCCAATCGTCGCGGGCCCAGGGGATTTCGCGACGCGCGTTTGCGCCGACGGTGCGTTCCCACGCGTCGACGTGCTCGCAGAGATCCGCCAGGCGGGAATCTACGCTGCACGCTACCCCGGCAAATACCGGGACGGGAACGCGTTTTTGAGCGGCTGGCTCAAACGCAGCGCGGAGCGTGAGGCACTCAAGCCAAGGGCCGCGCCGTCGCAACTCGAAGCCGCGCGGCAGTTCGGGCCCGAGGACGAGGCCGAATTTGAAAGATTGCTGTTCGAAGGCACGAATCGCGTGCAGGAAGCAGGGTAGGAAATTGACTGAAGCGCAGTCGCTTGGAGCGATAATCAAACGGATCGTGGGCTCTTGGGGCGAGGCGAGATCGCCCGAGGAAATCGCAGCGTGGAAAGCGGAACGCGCCGCGCGAGAGCTGCGGGAGCTTGCAGAGACACGCGGCGTCCCGCTCGCTGCAGACGTTCTCGACGTCGCACTCTCGCCGAGTTGCGCGGGGCCCGTCGTGTCCACTGTCGAGCAGGCCGTTGCCTGGACAGGACAGCGACAGGGGAGGCTAGCGGTACGTCCTGCGTGCGTTGTCCTCGTCGGTATCCCGGGGATCGGCAAGACCGTTGCGCTCACGCGCGCCGTGCTTCGACACGCTCGACCTGCGTACTACACGACGGCCGAGCGCTTGTGCGCGTTGCGCGAATACGAGGCTCGCGAGCTCTGGCACCGTGCGCGTACTGTAGACCTACTTGCCTTAGACGAGCTCGGGACAGAGGGCACGCCCGAGGCAGTCACACGCCTCTTGCTAGACAGGTGGACGCGCGGAGCAATCACGCTGTGTGCGAGCAACGTGTCGGCGAAAGAGCTGCACACGAGGTATTTTTCAAGCGCGGACGGCGAGCGTCTCGCGGACAGATTGCGCGGGCAGACAGAGCAAGGGGTCAAGGCCGTGGTGTCGCTGCGGGGCTCGTCGCGCCGACACAGGGGCGCGAAGAAGGACGGCGCACAGTGAGCTCGATCCACACGATAGGAAGCCTGTTTTCTGGCATCGGCGGCCTAGAGCTAGGTCTAGAGCTCGCGCTAGACGCTGAGACTCTCTGGCAGGTAGAGCAAAATCCATTTTGTCTGCGAGTGCTTCAAAAGAGCTGGCCACAAGCGAAAAGGCACACAGATGTTCGTTCAATCGGAGCTTCCGTTGTCCCCGAAGTCGACCTTATTTGTGGAGGATTCCCATGCCAAGACGTTTCAAGCGCGGGTAGACAGGTGGGCCTCTCGGGTGCTCGCTCAGGCCTTTGGAGCGAGTTTGCAAGAATCGTTGACGAGCTCAAACCAAAGGCCGTCGTCGTTGAAAATGTTGTTGGACTTTTGCAGGCCAAGGGAGGCGGCCTCGGCGCTGTCCTTAGTCCACTGGCCGAGCTCGGGTACGATGCTTTCTGGACGTGCCTATCAGCTTCGGATTTCGGCGCAAGCCACAGACGAAGAAGGGTTTTCGTCGTCGCCTGGAAAGCTATGGCCAACGCTGACAATTTGCGGAAATGGCAACGCGCCGAAGCCGTGGGCTCCAAAGCGGGGCGTTGGAATTCGCACGGCAGTGGGCGGCAAGCTCAACCCGGATTGGCTCGAAGCTTTGATGGATTTTCCCGTTGGTTGGACGCTTCCGGAAGCGTTGCCCGTTGGGGAGAACCCCAGCACGATTGGGAGCCGCCGCGCACAATCGAAGGCTTCTCACCGGAAAGACAAGGGAGAATGCGAGCGTTAGGAAACGCTGTAGTGCCAAGGGTTTCGTACTGCGTAGGTAGATTGCTGGCTAAGATCTTGGAGGCGCAGTCGTGAGAAGCTCCGCGCACCAACGCAAGCGCTTCTCGCGCGGGCGCGAGGCCGAAGATCTCGTGGAAGAGTCCCTTGCGAAGCCGCGCAATATCGCAGGCGGGAAGCTCTGGCGCAGGCATGCCGGCATGCGCGCAGGTCGCTACGTGGCACCGCAAGGGCCCGATTTCTCGGGCATCCTCACGTCGCGAGTGTCGTCAATCGCCGTGCACTGTGAAGTCGAGGTCAAGGCGTGCACGGATCGTTTTGATTTTGGGCGACTGCGAGAGTCAGAGCTCGAAGGCCTGCAGACTACGCACGAGCTTGGAGGAGCGAGTTTTGTGCTGTGTCTGTTCGGCGAGCCTCTATCGTCCGCGTCGTGGTACCTGCTACCGTGGGGCTTCGTGCTCCGGGAGATAGACCGCGGCAAGGCCCACGTCGCGCAGCGCGAGCTGGCTGATTCCCTCGTGAGCTCTGAAAGCTGGCTCGTCGAGGCTGAAAAGATTTTCTACTCGGGCAAGTGGGGTGCGAAGTGAACGAGCTGCAAATCCACCGACTCGTGCGAGAGCTCTTGGTCTACGCGTGCTCCGAGGCCTCAGCACAGAGCAGAGCCTACGGCGTGCTCTCGGGGACAGGTCGCGCACTCGAAACGCTGCGCCTTGGAATCGTCGTGCACGGCGTGAGTGCTCCCGAGCTGGTTGGGCTTCCGCCCGCTGGTGACAGCGAGATACGCCGCAGGCTGAACGCCCTGCCGCTGGAGCACAAACGCACTGCGTGGGCAATCCAGCTAGACGGACAGGGGTACGAGCACCCGCTCCCCCCTCTCGTGCTCTGCGAGGCTGCAGGCAAGCAACGCCAGGTCGTTGTGCGATGGCCTCTCGAAGCACGCTTGGGGTGGTGGCTTGCGAGCCGCCAAGCGCGCGAAGCCGCACTGGCTCGTGTAGCTGCGGGGGATTCGAAGCTCGCAGAAGCAGCGTGCACTCACCGGGGACAGCTAGCGCTGAAAGCTCTTGTGGGCAGGTGGTTTGAGTGAGACAAGCTGGCTTGGAGCCATTGTCCCCCTCGTGGGGCTTCAGGTAGAGTAGCGATTCACGCTTACAGGAAGGCAAATACGATATGTCAGAGTTCGGAAAGCTGGCGGAAGAAATCCGCACTGCGTCGGAATTGTTAGCGCAAAGAGCACGCTATCAGCAGTGGCTTGCAGCGAGCATGGAATTGCTTGGTCTTCTGGCGGAAGAGCTTCAGCGGATCGGCGCTGCACCGCCGGAGCTGTTGGCTGCAAGCGGAATGCTTGTATGGCGCCTTGGCTCGGGAAAGATTTACGCTTGGGTTACTCAGAGCTGCGGCGCGAGCTACGAAGTCCGCTTGCACCCCTTGTACGCAGGGCTTTCTGCGCAGTCGCTGTGCTCTGAGAGTGCAGCCAAGACGGCTCTTTGGATCGCTGACAGGCTCGAAGAGCTGAAGGCCGAAGCCCTCAAAGGGGAGCCGCTGTAATCTGTCAAGCGAAAATCTTGACAGGCTCCAGGCGCTCGCCTAGGCTCGTTACCACTGGCCCGAATTGCGTCTAGAGTCCTCCAAGACTGCACGCCAAATCGACGCCCCACAGCTCGCAAAGCTCTTGCAGATAGGCAAAAGCACTGCGCGCCGCTGGCTTGCGTCGTGGCACTCGCAGGGCGTCTCGTGCGTCCACCGCGTTCCCTGTCCAGGTGGATTCTCCTACGTCGCGAGCCCGGATTTGCTTGACAAGCTTCTGGAGCTTCCGTCGCCACGGTGAAGCTGTGAGCTGTGTTGTTTTGCGCTTGACTTTGCGCTTTTGGCCAAAAACAAGGCATATGGCGTCATTGTGAAGCGTGGACCGAAGATTCCAAGGGGTAGACTAGAGCGAGTTGAAGAGCTCTGGCTGCGCTGCATTCCAGAGACGAAGATCGCGGCGAAGCTTGCTGTCGAGTTCGAGTGCTCGCGGCGAAACGTCTGGCGCTATATCGCGCTTGTGCGTGAGAAGCTTAAGAAGACGCGGAGCACGCGCACACCTGAAGAAGAGCGAGAGCGCGTAGAAGCTCTGTTGTCCGAGGCCGAAGAGCTCGCACGTTCGAGTGTCGATGCGCGAGCTTTTGTGCAGTGCGTCCGCACACGAAGCGAGCTGAATTCGCTGTTGGGTCCACGTCGTTTTGAAGTCTCTGGCCCCGACGGTGGGCCGCTGCAAGCGCGAGCTGAAATCGTTGTCCTCCCCGAGCTCGACACGACCGATTCTGTGGAAACCAAACCCGGGCCCGCAGACGCGCTTTCTGGCGAGCACGGCGAGTGAGTGTCTCTACGGTGGCAGCGCTGGCGGCGGCAAAAGCGCAGGGCTGATCGCACAGCCGCTGCGCTGGATTTCCAACGGCGGCTTTCGCGCGCTGTACCTCAGGCGAGAGGCTACCTACCTCGGCGACGCAGTCGACAAGTCGAGCGTGGTCTACCCTGCACTCGGTGGGCGACTGCGCATGTCGCCGCGGATCGAGTGGGTTTTCCCGAGTGGCGCGCGCATTTGGTTCTCGCACTGTGAGCACGAAAACGATCTCAAAAATTATGACGGTTTCGAGTTCCACCTTGTGCTCTTCGACGAGCTCACCCACTTCACGGAGCGCCAGTACCGCGGGATTCGTGCGCGAATTCGTGGCACCGATAGCACTCTCCCTAGGTGGACTCGTGCCGCAACGAACCCAGGCGGCGACGGTCACGATTGGGTTTTCGCGCGCTTTGCCCCGTGGCTTGACCCCGGGCACGAAGCTCCAGCAAGGCCGGGAGAGCTGCGGTATTTCCTCGGGGATGACGAGGTTCCGCGAGGCACTCCGCTTGCGTTGTCGCGAACGTTTATCCCGGCGCGGCTTGAAGACAATCCGAAGCTCTCGCCGGAGTATCGCGCGCAACTCGCGCAGCTCGACCCGGTAAGGCGAGCGCAGCTAGAGCTCGGCGACTGGCTCAAAAAACCTTCAGCAAAGACGTATTGGGACAGCGCGCGCGTGACACACGTCGACTCAATCCAGGGCGTTGCGAAGCGCGTGCGCGCGTGGGACTTCGCCGGGTCTGTCTCGGGAGACTACAGCGCCACGGTGCGCGCAGTCCTTGAGCCCAGCGGTGTGGTCACAATCGAGCACGCGGAGCACCGCAAGACGACGCCGGAGCAATTGCTCGTGTGGTTCGGGCAGCTAGCAGAAGCCGACCCCAAGGGCACGGAGCACGTGATTCCGCGCGACCCTGGGCAGGCGGGGAAATTCCAAGTCGCAGCGTTCCAGGCCGCATTTCCCAAGCTCGCGGTGCGCGAGCGTATCCCCAGCGGCGACAAGGCAACGCGCTTCTCCCCGGTCTCTGCGCGGCACAGTACAGGCGCTGTGCGTGTGCTTCGTGGCCCCTGGAACAAAGCGTTTCACGAAGAGCTAGAGGGCTTCCCCGAGGGCAAGCACGACGACTTGGTCGACGCCACTAGCGACGCCTACGCCGAGTGCGTGACCGGAAGCTCCGCGAGCTTCCTCGCTGCAATGAAAAGGCTGTGACGATGGATTTTGTCGAGGCACTCAGAGCAAGCGTTCGTCGTGTCGACGGGTGGGCAAACCTGCTAACCGGAGTCGGTGCGAGCAACACCCGCAGCACGGGTTTCGCTCACTACCGCACGGGGTCTCTCACGCCGGAAGTGCTCGAGAGCCTCTACGACGAAGACGCCTATGCGGCGAAGATTTGCGACGTCGTGCCCGAAGAGTGCCTGCGCACGGGCTTCAAAGTCGCGTGCGGTGATGCACGCGCAGAGGCTGCTACGGCGGACGCGATCAAGCGCCTAGCCCTCGTGCCTGCGATCAAGCGCGCCGGGTCTCTCGCGCGTCTGTACGGCGGAGCTCTCGTGGTGCTCGGTGTCGACGACGGTCAGGCACCTGACCTGCCTGTGATCCCCGCAAACGTGCGCCGAATCACACATGCGACACCGATTGCCTGCGTAGAGCTCTCGATCCACTCTCGCTACGAAGACCCGCTAGGTCCAAGGCACGGACTCCCAAGCGTCTATCGGGTCAACCGAGGCGCGGGAGCGTTCGTCCATGCTAGCAGGGTCCTGCGCTTCGAGGGCGCCTCTGTGACTGACCGCAGGCGCCAGCAATTGCAGGGGTGGGGCGAGAGCGTTTTGCTGCGCCCGTACGAGCAACTCAAGGCGTGGGGCGCAACCTACGCGAGCACGAGCTCTGTGCTCTCTGCAGCGTCCGAAAGCGTCTTCAAGATGCGCGATTTGTGGCAGAAAATCGCGCAAGACCAAGACGACGCAATACGCCGAAGGATTGAGCTCCTGGACACCTCTCGCAGCGTCGCGCGGTCGATCTTGATCGACTCAGAGGAAACGTTCGAACGCGTCGAGGTAGGGCAGCTTGGTGGGCTCTCTGACCTGATCGGGCGCTATGCGGAGTGGCTCGCAGGCGCGTGTCAGATCCCCGTTACGCTGCTACTCGGGCAAGCTCCCGCAGGGCTGAACGCGACCGGCGACACGGATTTGAGGCAGTTCTACGACCGCTCCGACGTGGATCGCAGAGAGAAGATCGAGCCACAGCTTGACCGCTTCCTGCGCTTGCTTTTCAGTGCTGCAGAAGGCCCCACGCAAGGGGTCGTGCCCTCGTGGAAAATCGAGTGGGGGTCGTTCTACCAAGAGACCGAAGAGCAACGGCAGGCGCGGCGCAAAACGCAGGCGGACACCGACGCAATCTATCTCAGCGCTGGTGTGCTGCGTCCCGACGAAGTGCGCGCTTCTCGCTTCGGTAAAGGCTCGTGGAGTGATGAAACGACGATCACCAAGCCCGTCTCTGGTATCGGCACGACGGACGAAACAGGAGCCACACACACGCTATCTCCCGAGGCTGCAGACTTGATAATGCGCGTGACAGAGAGCGTGTGCTCTCGCGCAATGCCGCGCACGCAGGGCGTTGCAGTGCTCTCGCGTGGCCTCGGAATCACGCCGGAGGAAGCAAGCGCTTTGCTAGCAGACAGCGGCGAGACGTACTTCACGACGCCCGCGCCAGAGCACACGCGCGAGCTTGACGAGCTGAAAGCTGCGCACTCCAAGCTCCAAGCCTCGGACCGCGCACGCAGGACCTTCCTGGAGCGCGTGCTCGCAGCGAATCGCGAGGGCAAGGTCTGGACTGGATTCACGCCCTCCGCGACAGACCTACAGCAAGGGGCCCAGGAGCCTGAGGAAACGCCTTGAGCGTCCAGCGATACGATACAGGATCACTGCGGATAGACGCGCTACAGCGGACCCCGCAGGGCGGTTTGCGCGTGCCCGCTGCGCTGACACGCTCGGGCTGTGCGCCGTACTCAGACGGCAAGAGCTCGTGGGTAGAGTACCGACCCGCCGACGAGGTGGCGCGCGCAGAGTCTCTCGCGACGCTGCAGAGTGCGCCGGTCACTGACGACCACCCGCCCGAGGACGTGACCACGGAGAACTGGGCGCAGCTCTCAAAGGGCCTTGTGGAAGGCATCCCAAGCTACGATGCCGAAACGGGGCTAGTGCTCGCAAGCGTGCTCGTGCAGGACGCTAAAGAGGTGTCGCTGGTCGCTTCGGGAGAGCGCGTAGAGATCTCGTGCGGCTACCAGTGCGACTTGGACTTTACGCCTGGTGTGGCTCCAGACGGCACGCCGTACGACCGCTTGCAGCGGAATATCAGATACAACCACGTGGCTCTAGGCCCTCGTGGGTGGGGACGTATGGGGCCGCGAGTGCGTTTGCGCGTAGACGGCGCCGCGTATCTCGTGGACGCAACGCAACTCGAAGACACGGAGAAACAAGTGCAAACGATTACGATCAGAAAACGAGAGTTCAAACTCGACGCCGAGGGCGTTGTTGCAGCTCAACAGGCGGTCAACGAAGAGACCAAGAAAGCCGACGCGGACGCGGAGCTTGTGGGAGCGGTCAAAGGCGCACTGGAGCAAGCACTCGCCAAGATCAAGGAGCTCGAAGCTGCGATGGGCGGCATGGTCCCTGCGGACCAAGTGCAAGCCGAAGTCGCTGCGCTTGACAGTGTGCGCACAGACGCACGCCGCGTGCTCGGTGACGTCGACCTGAAGGGCAAGAGCAAGCCTGACCTGCAGCGCGCAGTTCTCGAAAAGGTCTTTCCTGGCAAGCGTTTTGACTCGTGCAGCAAGGACGTGCTCGCCGAAATGTTCCCGCTCGCAATCGAGTTTGGCTCTGCGCAGTCGAAGGCCAAGACCGAGGCGGACACCAAGCAAGCGGAGCTTCGAGGCGCGCTTGAATCTCGCACTGACTCAGACGACGAAAGCCCTCTACTCAAGATGCAGCGTGCGACTGACGCGCGCTTTGCAAACGCGTTCAAGCGCTAAGCGTCGCAGTACACCCAACGCACAGCAACCAATTTTCACCGACAGGTTTTGACTATGAGCGTTCAAACCACCTATCCCGTAGGCCTTACGGCCGCACTGGCGGGGATGATCACGAGAGCCGGGCACCGTGTGCAATCGCGCGTTGCCTACGCTGCAACCGTCGCGGGCACCGTGTGCCTTCGGCGAAGCGACACCGAAGCCTCTCAGATCGCAGCGACGGACGAACCCACCGTGGACGTTGACGCCTTCGTGGCAAGCGGCGGAGCAAGTGCCGCGACTGCACAGACCGTTTCCGGCGCAGCGCTGAACGGCGTGCTTGGCGACGACTCGTTTTTCCCACCGCGAAACGTCACGCTGACTTTCAATTCTCACGCCGACTGGGACACGACCACGGCCGTGGTGACGGGCGCAGACCACCGCGGGAATTTGATTCAGGAACAGCTCTTGATCCCCAACGGCGGCAACGCCACGGTGACCGGAAAGCTGCATTTTAGCCGCGTTGACTCGATCTATCTCCCCGCACAGTCGGGGACTGGCGGAACTTTCACGGCTGGTGTCGGCGTGTCGCTCGGACCTATCGACGCGCGCTGCGCTGGCGTTGCTGTCTACGATGCAACGAAGACGACCGGCACTTACTCGCAGTACTCAGACCTCCCCTGTCTCAAAGAGGGTGAGATTGCGATGGTTTCAGAAACCGCTGCTACACAGGGAGATCACGTGTACGTGCGTTTCGTTGCTACTGGTGACGAAGTGCGCGGACAAATCCGCAATGCCCCCGATGGGAACGACTGCGCGTTGCTCGAAGGCGCACGCTTCGCTGAGACGATCGCAGCGGCTGGCACTGTCAAGGTGCGCGTCGATATCGATCCCTCCTAGTCGCGGGCATCTCGCTCGCCTTCGCTGAAACAGCTTTATAACAAGGGTTTTTAAGATGAACTTCCGGCAACTCCGCCGCGACGCATACCGCGTCGCGTCTGCACAGTCCTGCGCGGCTTCGCGTATGGACGCCAACGAAACTGCAGCCTTCGCGCGCGAGCTCGAAGAGATCGACGCCAAGCTCTACGAGAAGAAATATCCTGCGTACAAGGCGCTTGACCTTGTGCCTGTCAAGCCCGTGTCCGAGGGCGCGGATCTCTATACAGAGCAGGTGATTGAGCAATTTGGCAGTGCTGAAGAGCTCGTGAATTACGCCGACGATCCGCCGATGTCGGACGTCAATGCCACCGAGTCGAGTGGGAAGCTCTTCTCATTTTGGAGCGGTTTTCAGTACACCGTGCAGGATGCACGGCGCTCCAAATTGATGCGAGTTCCGGTTGAAGCCAAGCGCGCCGAGGCTGCACGCAAGGTACTCGCGAAGAAGCTGAACGACGTCGTTTTCAGCGGCATTTCGACGCGCGGAGTGACTGGGCTTCTGAACAACGCGAGCGTGTCTCTTGTCTCCTCAGGGCTGACTGGAACGTGGTCCGGAGCGACTGCTTCACAGATCGTTTCGGATATCCAGACCTTGGAGATGGCCGTGTTCAACGACTCGAAGGGCGTTGAGCAGCCGGACACGCTGCTTCTCCCTCTGTCGCTGTACAGGCTTCTTTCCAAGCCGATTGGCGACAACGTGGACAAGACAGTCCTCGGATTCTTGATGCAGCCAGGGTCTTTGGCTTTCGTCAAAAATATCGAATGGGCCTACGAGCTCGAGACCGCAGACGCTGCGGGCACAGGTCCGCGCGCGGTTGTCTACCGTCGCGACTCCGAAGCCGTGGAGGCTCTCGTCGCGATTGAGTTTGTGACCCACCCCACGATGCAGAAAAATCTTTCGTGGGTCACGCCTTGCGAGACCCGTACGGGCGGCGTGGTGTTCCACTACCCGGGTTCGGCTCGGTATTGCGACGTGCTGGGATAGCCAAATGGCCCTTACAGCAAGCACTTTTAAGCAGCGATGGCCTGAGTTCGAGGCGACTTCAGACGCGCGTGTTACCACCGCGCTTGCGGTCGCGACGACTCAGGTCAACGCCTCGCTTTTCACGGGCGAGCGGTTTGACCACGCAGTGGGCTTGCTTGCTGCCCACGGTCTCTCTGTCTCGCCCTTCGGACGACCGGCAAAGGCCAAAGAATCGGGGCGTTCGGCGTACCTTGAGGAATTTGAGCGTCTAGCCCGTGCGCGCTGCGCAGGCCCGTGGCTCGCGTCTCAGCGCTACGATGGCACCGTGCCCAACGCCACGACGAGCGAAGAGGAATAGTGGACGGAGTCTCTGAGACAGCACGCTTCGTACGAGCGATCCGCGGCACCTGCGAGGCACCGGCAAACAGCCGCGCAGACCGCGTAACGCCCGTTTCCAAAGACGTTGACGCGGAGCTTGTGCGTCGCACTGTCGCCGCCGTCTGCGAGGCTTACGCGAGCTCTGTAGAGTGGCAAATCGTGGTGCCTGGCAACCGCACGAAGGGCCTAAGCTCAATGACCCTTTTCGAAATCCTGGAGCGCAAACACGGGATTGAGCTCCTTACGGAGCAAGGGATCCGCGGCAAGATCGAGGCGGCGTTGAAGGCCAAATTCAGAGATCGCGTGCCCTCTCGCGGAGCGATGAACGCCGTGGCCACCAAGGTGATTTTGGATGCGTCCTACAAGCGTTTTCGCAGGGGATACGGGCTCGACACGGGGATTTTGCAGTCGCAGCTAAAACAGCGCGGCTACGTGGTCTATTCGTCGTGAGCAACGCGTATTTCACCCGTGCAATCCACGACCGCGTACTTGAAATCCTGTGTGACGGGCACGGCTACGGCACACACGAGCACGCGATCCCCTCGGGCGTTTTCCGACGCTGCGCGGACCGTCGCAGGGTGGACGACCCAGGGCTAGCCGTCGAAGCCGCTGATCGGGCTGTAGAGTGGCGCTGGACGGAGCTAGATCGCATGCGCACGCCCTCGCCGAGCACGAGTGGGCGCGGGATTATCAGGGCGGACGCCGACCTACTGATCTCGTATCTATACGGCCCGGGGACAGAGAGCGCGACCTACCTCCCCTCAGTCTCCGTGACTGGCGAAGACCCCGAGGAAGCGAGCTGGTACGTGCACGACCGAGCGCTTGCGGACGCCGAGAAAATCTATCTCGCGTTGCGCACGCAAGCGCTTTGGTCTGACCTTGCCAGCCCTTCTGTTTTCAACGTGGACCGCGTGCTCTCGGCCTTGCTCGTGGAGCAAACGCCGGCCTACGAAGAGCCTGCAAGGCTAGTGCTGCAGGCTAAATTTTTCGTCGAGATTGACCGCAACAACACTACGAGGGTGACCCCGTGACACAGCGCCACGCGCCTGCAAATCTCTACGTCGTCCGCTTCCGCCGCGAGACAACTTTTGGTGCAAACTCGGGCGGAACACTGCACAGAATCCACGTACTGGAAGGCTTTTCGCACAAAGCGACCGAGACTCAGATACCAGTCAAAGAGCTGCGGTCTCGACTCGCGCAGCGTCGAAAAAACATCCACGGGCCGCGGCGAGGTACGATCAATCTCCCGCTGCACCTACGTGCGCACGCCTCGCAGCTCAACGCCGCGGCAAGCGTTCCCAGCGTGCCGAGTCCCAACGGGGAGGTGCTTCGCACTGCGCTTGGGGGCTGGAACGCCGGGCGCGGGAGCACGGTGCAGGCGAGCTCGACGACGGGCACTGTCAAGGTCGCGACGGGTCACGGCTCGCGTTTTTGGGTGGGCGAAGCGATCGCTGTCGAGGTGTCCGGCGAACTCGAAATCTGCTTTGTGGCAGCGATTTCCACCGACGACCTCACGGTGTATCCGTCGCTCACTGCCACGCCGACGACCGGCGGAGTGGTGATTGCCTCGCAGCATTACTACTGGTCAGATACCTCGCGCGAGAGTGCTTCGATTGAGGTAGCGGAAGCGTCGGCTGTGTCTGGCACCGAAGACGCTCAGTACGAGTACCTAGGCGCGCACGCTACGGGCTTCACACTGGAAACAAAAATCGAAGCCGACGTGACCTTTAGCGTGGCACTCGAAAGCGCTGGATTCACTGGCCCGGAAGCGCTTTCGCAGAGTACAGCCGACGAAGCCGACACACAGTCGGACCCCTTCGTTTATATGGACTCGCAACTCTGGCTCGCGCCGAGTGACACGATCGACCGCACGCACACGACGCACCACACTGCCGCGTTTAAAATCGACACGGGGATGGTTGCGATCAAGGACGGCAAGGGCCTCGCGAAGAGCAACCGCGCGGGCGTCGTGCGCACTGGAAACCCTAATGGGACAGTGGAATTTGAGATGCCTAGCGACTTCGCGTATCTCGCGGAGTACGATAGCAAGACGTCGTACATGGCGGTTCAGATCCACAAGATTGGCACGGGCACAAGCGCGCGCTTTGCCGTCGTCTCGTGTCCGTGTCTCGTGCTTGACGAGCGACCAGACCACGGCGAGGAAAGCAACCGCGTCACCACGCCGTTGAAATTCGGGATGCTTGAAAACGACGACGCGGTGTGGACGGGTAGCGACGACAAGAGCCGCTCCCCTTTCTCAATCTACCTTCTGTAAGGGCAATTCGTGAAAACAAACATCCAGCAACTCCACGCTGTTCGCGTCAACCCGAAGTGCGTTGACCCCGCTATTGACCCCGCGAAAAGCGATCTTGCGCAGTACAAACGCACGCGTGACCTTGCGCACCTCGTGTACAAAGAGGGTGTCAAGCCCGCTGTGTTCGTGCTTGATCCGCTTGGATTTGCGTGGGTCGTCAACGTGTGCCTGAACGAGTCGCTAAGTGAAGCGGCGCGTTGCGTGCTCGCGTTTCGGGGCTCGTGCTTCCGCGTGTCGCTGCCCGATGGCACGACCTTGGAACCAACTGCGGCCGAAATCACAGACGGCGTAGACGCGCGCTTTTGCTCTGAGGATTGGGTCAAGCGCGTGTCCGAGCGCTTCGGGCTTGCGACGGTCTTGGAGCTCGGCAAGGTCGCGCTGCAGCGTGCAGAGCTACCCGCGGAGCAAGTCGGTTTTTTCGTCTAATCGCCTTCGGTCGCTCGGAGCTACTGCGCAAGGCGATGGCCGATGCCCCCTGTGGGTGCCGCGTCGTCGAGGAATCGAAGGGCACCACGACCGAGCGAGAGCGCGCACGTCGTGGCAGAGCGTACCAGCTCGCGTGGAGGTGCTCTCGCGTGGACTCGACTCCACGAGGGGCGAAGCGCAAGCGCGTACGCCTCGCAGAGCTATCCCCTCAGTGCCGCAAAGCCCACGAGCGCGTGTGTGCTCTCGTGGACGCGGGACTCCCCGAAGGCTGCCCCTGCGAGGGGCTGTACAGCAAGGACGCGCAGACTGTTGCGCGTCTATCCTCGCTCGCTGAAAACGGCCTCGGCTCACAGCTTCCGAGGCTATCGGCCGCGGCAGTCGAAGCGATCGAGGAGCTCCAGGCGGGGCGTTCCAAGCGCCTGCGTCTAGAGCACGAAGAGCAAGAGCAACGGCTAGAGCTAGAGAAGGCTAGGTACCAGCGTGGCAGAAAATCTTGACGAGCTAGCAGCGTCGGCAACGAGGGCAGAGAAGGCCCTTCAGGCCGCGGCTGCAGCTGGCGAATTCGTAAAGCGCTCGGTCTCAGGGATCGGTGCCGCTTACGCCAACGCCCGCGGTGACGTGGACAATATGTCAGCGTCGCTCAAGAATTTCTCTCAGGGCACGCTAGAGACTGTCGAACGCGTGCGCGAAGCGTGGGCCAAGGTCGGTGAGGCGATCAAGGCGACCTTCCAGGCTGCAGCACAAGGCGAGCGCCACGAGGCCTCTCTGCGTAGGCTAGGCAGTGCCTACAGCGCGGTTGCTAGCGCGACTAGAGGCACTGTCTCTGCAGAGCAAGCGCTCCGCACACAGCAAACGCTAACGCAAGCGGGGCTAGAGCTCTCGACTCGCGAGCTTGCGACCGTCACGCGTGGAGCTCGTGAGTACGCGCGGGCTATCGGCAGCGAGACTCCGCAGGCCCTTGACCAGCTCGTGGAGGCGTTGCGTACGGGCGAGGTAAATGGGCTTGCGCGCTTTGGCGTTCGTGTCGACGCAACGGGAACTGCAGTCGACCGGGCACGTGCTGCAATTGAACAGCTCGCCAGTGCACAGCGCGGGTCCACACCGTCGACTGAAACGCTCTCTGAATCGCAAGAAAAGCTCACGCGCTCGCTCGACGAGGCGAAAGAAAAAATCGCTCTTGCGATCGTGCAGACCTCGCAATTTCCGGCTGCGCTAAATGCAGTGACGGCGGCAATCCCTGCGGTTGCAGAGGGGCTCGCGTCAATCGTGAGCGTTGCCACGCGCGTTGCTACGGCGATCGCCGGAGTGATCGCCTCGATGGCCGGCTTTGCGAACGCGGGCCGTGGGCTTCTGTCCAACGCTTTCGGCGGCAGTGGCGGTCCACAGGTAGCGACCTACCGTGGCGTTGCGCGTGTCGAGGCTGCAGAGATCCCCGACGGCCTGATCGGCCAGAACGGGCCTGGATTCGGCGAGTCCTCGCTAGGGCTAGGTCTCAGCTCGGACGTGAGCGCGGCCGCCTCTGCGCTGGCTGCTAGGGGCCGCCGTGGCGGTGGTGGCGGTGGTGGCGGTGGTGGTCCCAAATACGACGAGGCCGTCTTCCAGGAGCTGCAATTCCGGGTCAACGAACTCGCAAACCGCGTGCGCGGGACTGGCGTTGCGGTCGACCGAGTCGTGCGTGAGCAAGGCGAGCGGCTTGACGCTTTCCTTGGGCGCCAGACGCAGGCAATCGTTGACGCCGTCGGTGGTGACGCGGAGCGCGTAATCAGGCACCACGGAGAGACGTTGGAGGCGTTCGTTGGTCGCCAGCTAGGTGCCGTGCAGACCGTTGCGCAGCGTCGGCTTGACACGATCCGCACGATTGACGAGGCGATCAGGCGAGAGCACGAGCAACAGGCGCAGGCCGACGCTGAATACGTCAAGCAACTCGAAAAGATCAACGCGCAGGTAGAGCGCGCGATGGAACGCGCGGCGAGCTTCGACGAAATCATCAACAACCCACAGGGGCAGCTTGACCGCGAAGCGGAACAGCTCAAGGCGCAGATACAGCGAGGGGAGCTCACGGTGGAGGCAATTGAGCTTCGAATCCGTGCAGCAAAAGCCGAAGCGCTCGCAGAAGGCACGACTGACAGAGAAGCGGAAGCGCTGCTACGCAAGGCCCAAATGCTTGGCCGCGTACGCGATGAGACCCTTAGCGCGATTGACGCACAGGAGCAGTTCAATTCAGCTAGCGAGCAACACCGGCAGTTCGTCGAAACCTTTTCCGCAAGCGTTTCAAGCACGCTTGACAAGACGTTTAGCTCGGTCACTGGAGCGCTAACTGAGTCCGTTGGTGCGCTTATCGACGGCGAGGAAATCACCGCCGAGGTGTTCCGGCGCATGGTGCACAACACGACCAAGCAAATCGCTCTAATGGCCCTTGCAGAAGGCACTTTGGAGCTTGCGCGTGGCCTCGGAAAACTCGCTACGTCGTACGGAACAGACGGGACTGCTTACGGGCACTTCGCTGCGGCAGGCGTTGACCTCGGCTTGGCGGCCGCGTTCGGTTTGACCTCGTACGCGACGCGTGACTATTCGAAGAGCACGGCGACTGGCAGCACTGGCGGAGGCGCTCGCAATCAATCGAGTGCGTACGACCGCGGCGGTAACTCGTCGCAGTCTACCGCAACGAACGTCTACAATTTCACGTTTGCAAGCGCTACCTATGGCACCACGGAAGAGCTGCAGGACTCCGTTGTGCGTGGCCTAAGCGAGGCATCTAGACGCAACAGCTCGCCAAGTTTCGCGCCTAGAAACCCCGCGTGGGTAGGCTAAAACGAAACGCGCTCCACGGTGCCACCGACGAGCACGTCGGCGAGCACGAGTAGCACGAGTTTTTTCATTCCGCGGATAGAGCTCCAGGAAGCCAAGTGCTGTCAATGGCCGCACGAATTTTGTCAATGCTCTCGCAACCGATCGTGCTTGCTGCAAGCACTCCCGTGGGCTCCGTCGTGGACGCCTATGCCACGCGCACAGTCTCCCTGGCCGCTGGTACCTACAGGATTTTTCTGGCGCCTTCGGGCGGTACCGGCACAGAGAGCTCCCCTTGGGAGCTACTGTCTGCGCTCAAAACCGCGTGCGACGCTGCGACTAGCGGAGCGAACCCCTACGCGTGGAGCCTTACGACCAGCGGCTTTGTGCGGCTCATCTATACGGGTTCCGGTACTGCGTCTGTCACGTGGGACGCGGGGCACGTGTTGCGCAACGTGCTCGGCTTCACGGCGAATCTGTCCAGCGTGCTTACTGCTACTGCGAGCTACCACCCCACGCACTGCGCCTACTCTGAGGGTAGAGATCAGGACTCAGACTGGATCGTGCAAGCGGGCAAGCAGCCCGCGGGGATCACTCGCGGCGGCCGCACGTTCGCCCGCAGTGACGGGGCACGACGCTTGATCCGCAAGGTACGCTTCGCACCGCTCCCACTCTACTGGGAGCACCGTGCCAGTGTCGCGGGCCTCGGTGTCGAGTGCACGCCTGCGATGCCCGACGACCTTTCCCGCGCGCTATTGCCAAGCGCAGCGGCCGGTGGGGCCCCGCCGTGGTCCTGGTGCGATCTCGTGCAGAGCTCGTCCGGAAAGCGCCTTGGTGCGGCACTGGGGACCTATCAGGAGCTTCTCGACACGCCGGGAGATTACGACGCCTGCTACCTGCACCCTGAGACGGTGTCGAGCGACTCCACGCAGGGGCTGTCTACAGACGAATTTCGTCTTGCTCGCTGGCAAGACGTGACCCTCTCTTTTGTCGCGAGGGAATCTCAGTGAGTGGATTTTTGCTGCACGTCGAGGGCTGCCCGATCGCTTTTGCGACGACGGCTTGCCCTGTGGCTACGATGCCGTTTTCCGGCTGCGAGCAGGTCAACGACTCGCTTGACGAGCCAAGCGGCACGATCTCCTACCTGCTGAATCCAGTCTCTGCAGAGCTCTCATGTGGGCAGCTCGGGTTCGTGCTCCACGATTTTGAGCACGACGGGCAGCCGCTCGTTGCGAGCCTGATTACGCAGCGGCTTGCCGATATCCGTTTGACGCGGCTCGCTGCCACGCTGTCGAGCACAGCAACGACGTTCACAGTCGCGGACGGTACGACGCTCGACACGCTCCCTCGCACTGTTTGGATCGGCACCGAAGCTATCCGCTGCCAGTCGCGCAGCGGGAACACGATCACCGTGGCGAGCGGCGGGCGTGGGTACCTAGGCACTCGCGCCACGGCCCACGTAGTCGACACTGCCACGCTCGCACAGCCCGCTGTGTACAGCGCTTTGCAGCGCTTCGACAAGCGGCGGTGCGTGCTCTATCGAGTATCAGACTCAGGAGCTTGCACTGCAGTGTGGCGCGGTCACGTCACCAACGGCCCGAGGCTAAGCACGAGGGATCAGGCTTCGATTGAGCTGCAAGCGGAGCACGTGTGGAGCCGCTACAAGTCAGCCGTGTTGGGACGCCCCGATGCAGCATGCACGCTGCGAGGGTTCAACATGTCGGGCATCAACGTGCAGGCACAGAACACGAACGTGCCGTTTTACTACGCGCTCTCGCGTGGTGACGTTGGCTCCACGTCGAAAAATAGCTTACAGGAAGCGCTGAACGTCGCGATTGCCGAGACGATACAGCCTGGCCTGGGCTCGCCTGAAATCGTCGCGCAGGACCACGGGAGCCACGTCTCGGTTTCGGTGCAATCCGGCGTATCGACAACTGCGCCACTGTCAATCTCGCTGCAGATTGGCAGCGTGTACGCACGCGAGACGTACAACGGCAACCCTTCGGATAACCCACAATTTGTAGCGGTTTCGGTGTTCAATCCGCCTACGGCCGTGGTCCACACCGGGGCTTCCAACGCGGGCGGAGGCACCACGTTCCCGATTGACCGCGCGGACGGATTGCCTGCGTCTTGGGCGCAGAGAGGCCACTACTACGGAGCACACCACACGCTCGTGGAACCTTACCTGATAGGGGATTGCGGGGAGTACCTACTCTTGCTGTACCCCTCCGCAAATGCACCGGTCACGCAGTTCGACGCCGACTTTTCAGGGCCAACATTCCTTGGTGTCGCGACCTACGCGAGCAAAGAGCCGGGGAAGCTCGTGCCCGAAATTCCGCGGTGGATTGAGCGCACGGTGTCTCTGCGCCAGGGCTTCGGCGTGTGGTCAACACACTGGCTCTACGCACTACGCGAAGCCGTGGAAGACAACGTGTATTTGCGTTCTGGAATCAATCCGGACGACTGGGAATTTACAGACGTGGACGCCGTCGTGGCTCACACGGAGAACCAATTTTCGGCGGTCTCGTGGAGCTTTGAAGGCACGCAGAAGCTGCAGGACGTGCTTGACGTCACGCTACGTCGCTCGGGAGCTGCGCTCGCTGTAGTCAACGGCAAGCTCGCGTTCGGCGCGATTGCTCCGCCGACTGCCGCGACGGTAGCAGCGGCTGAATTCGTCCTCGGCGATCTCACTCTAGACCCTGTGCAATGGGGCCCTATCGACGCGCAAATCGTCAACGTCGCGAGCTTCAAAGCTCCCGGCGTGGAGGTGACGATCAGCGACCCGCGCAGCGTCGAGGAATACGGGCTCCAGAGCTCCGTGGAGCTTCGCGCGGACGGGTGCTTGAACGCTGCGGAGCTAGCCCGCGACCCTCGCGCACTCGCACTCTCAGCCGCAAGCAAGACGTTTTTTCTGTGGGGTCAAGAGCGCAAGACTACGTCAATCGTGGTGCCCGAGGATATCGCCGAGCAGGCACAGATTTTTTTATACGTCAAGGTCACCTTGTCTTTCGTGCCAAACGCTGGCGCGCATGGGCTTTCCAGCGACTGGGCACAGGTAATTGGACGCGAAGAATCGCTTGACGGCGCGTGGGTGCGCTTAACGCTGTTGCAGTGGGATTCTGCACCTGGGTACTCCCCTTGCGTGCGTGCGGCTGAGATCCAAAACGACTCCGGCGACGGTCGCGGGTGCTTGATCGCAGCGGTTGCCTACGTCGGCGGTACGTCTGACTACGCGGGCAGTGAGCGTGCGGACTACTCCGGCACAGCCAATGACGGCGGCGTGTCGCGCTTCAGCGTTGACGACACCGTGAGGCTTCAACTCGTCGATATCGCCGCAGCGTACGAGCTTGATTTGACGATCGACTCAGTGGAGCCAAGCGGGACGCCGGGAAGCTCAAAGATCTATTTTTCAGGCACAATAAGCACATCGCCAATTGACTGGGAAGCGGCCGTAGCCGGCGGAGCAATCGTGCACCTAGTGCACCGGGATTACTACGACGGCACGAGCTCTGCGCAGGCGTGGGCGTGGTGCGGCGACGACACCACGGGCGAGATTGACGGCGGGCCAGACAAAAATCAGGCGGTGGCATCGTGACGGAAACGCTTGGATTGTACGGGGAGCGAATCGACGCCGAGGGTCGGGCGTACTATGCGCCGTCGTCGCCTGACACTCGCTGGCGTGATGGACGCGCGATAGACGCCGGGACTGCGCACGTGCTCGCGAGTGACCTTGCACACTACTCGGCGGAGTCGCTGCGTCACCTCGTGTGCTCTGCCACGCCGGGCGGCTACGACACGAACCCTGGCAAGGGGTTCGCCGCGCCGTGGAGCCCTTCGACTTCGTTGGGGATTGAGATCCCTACTGATATCGCGGTGGACTCGCCTGCCGAAATCCCGTGGAATCAGCTTTGCTCAATGCGTTTTTTGCTTCCGCACTCGGTGCGTGACAGGCCACGCAAAGCGCGTGGACTTGCACTGCGTCGCGTGCGCGTCTCGATTGACTGCGAGTGCGAGCTAGAGGACGGAGTGCGGCTCTTCGTGGCGCTCACGTCGGGACGTGCACGGCCTCTTGAAGGGCCGCTTCTAGCGTTTCGGTATACAGGCGACGCAGGGCTCGTCGCGGGCACAGACAACGTCGACGAGGACTATGCGGCGCTCGCCAAGCTGGCGTCCGGGAGACAGACCGTGCACGTCGTGCTGGAGCCCAACGCAATCGACTATCCGCGGCAGTGGGTCTACACGCGCGAGAGCAACGCGAGTGGACGCCAGGTTTCACAGGCAATTTCCACCACGCTGTGGATCGGATGGACGCTTTCCTCTTCGTCGAATTTCGCAATCTACAGCGTGTCGGCGTACGAGTGGCCCAACCCCGCGACGGAGTCTCTGTGACGACACCAACGCCTACGCAGCCTTCCCCTCTGCAGCTCGCGAGCTTCCAGGTGGGGCGCCCCGTGCGCGCGGAGCACCTGGTCACGCTCGCGGGGAATCTCGCGTTCGTGTCAGCGCACTGCGTGCACACGCCCGTTTCGTGCTTCCTGGGGGGTTATCGCGTAGCTTCCGGGGGCTCGCTAGAGTACGAGATTTTCTATCGTCGCTCCCCCGGCGTTCGCGTGCTTCGTGTCTCGATCGTGCCTGAGATCGTGAGTTTCACTCCCGGGCGCGTGTCCGTCACGATTCCCGGGATGGATTTGCCCTCTGAGGCGACGTGGCTTGACGACGGCGAGTGGAGCGGCGCCGAGCGTTCTTCTCCGTCCATTTTCTCGCTGATCCAAAACGAATTCGTAGCGTGGGTTGACGTTTCAGACGTGCTTGTTGGCTCAATTTCGACAATCCCGATCACGTTCACAGCGGGGACGCTTTCCTCGGGTAGCGCAGGGATCCACAGTCTCTCGATCGCAGAGATACCCAATGCCTTCTTGGCGCCCGAGCTCGAAGCCGACGACCCCGGAGTCAATAGCGCGGCGCTGTTGCCAGGTAGCGAGCTCTACGATGGCAGTGCGACCACTTCTGGCGGTCTAGTGCGACTGCTAGACGAGGTGCAGCGCTGGCGCTCGCAGTGGCCGCGCACAGTGCAGGTCGTCGGTGCGAAAACGGCAGGCGCCGAGCTCGGTGTGTTCACGTCGACTAGCTGGACAGCGCTTGACACGAAGGTCTACACGCGTGCCAAACGCCTTGGCAAGAGCGCGACCTACACGCACAAACACACGCTCGCCGTGCTGTACAAAAACACTCACGCGACGACTGCGGGCAAGATCCGCGTGAAGGCCAACGGAAGCGCGCTGACTTCGCTTGCACTGCCTGCGACGTCTGGCGCGTGGGCTACTGCGTACTCTACGGCGGGCAGCCAAAATCTACCCGTAAGCGGGACAGATCAGGTCGTGGAGCTGCAATTCGAAGTGCAAGCGGACAGCTCGGGACCGACGATCACGATTGCAACAATTGCTCTAATCGACGAGGTATAACGTGGGATTCGATCGACCTTTTCACGATCAGGCTAGCGTGCTCGCTGGCTCAATCGGTAGCCCTCGCAACGGGGTTTCGCGGCTGCTTACGGTGGACACGACTGTGCGCAGCGTCGTGCTCTCGGGAGGCTCTCTGTACCCCTGCGCGTGGCGTCTGTACGGCAGTACGACTCAGGTCTACTGGACGACTCGCAGCGCCGACGACGCCACGGGTACGCTCTCAGAGGACGTGCTCGCGCCCACGACGGACGGAAGCGGCGGAACGCTGCTACTGGGGGCAAGCTCCGCTGGGAGCCCTGGAGCGGGCGAGGCGGACGGGTCCACCGAGGGCGGTCTCTACCTGCCCACGGACGACACGCAGTGTGTGACGATCCCGGTAGCTCCGGGGCGTCACGCTGTGCTGTACGTGCGCTGTGCGAGCGGTAGCACGACCGTGCGCCTCGAAGGGCCCTTCGAGTGAGAGCCGCACTCAAAGCCGCAGCGCTAAAAAAACGCGCTGTGATTGAGTACGCGACCACCGAGGCAAACACCCTTGCTACAGGGATTTTAACCGCGCCCGAGTGGTACCTGACTGCGACCGGCGGTGGTGTAGTGACTGCGCGTCTCGCTACCGAGCTCGAGGGCGGGGACGGTGCCACGATCTACGCCGTCAATCCCTCGAGAGACGCAACGCCCTCTGGCTACTGGTCGCGCCAGCACTACGTCGTGGCTCCCACAGGGGCTACACAGCTCGTGTTGACCGGCGAATTCCGCAGGATTGCAGGTGATTCGTCGAGCGAGAAGTTTGCTCTTGCGTTTGCGAACCAAGGGCAGACCGCGTGGGTTGGATCGCAACAGCTCGTCACGCTGACAGACTCGTGGCAGAGCGTATCCCTGACAGTCTCCGTGACCGCAGGGACTGTCTACAGAGCAACCCTGATCTGTCACGACGCCTTCGGGGCAGTGCTGAATTCCCGGTGTCTGATGCGAAACCTGCGGGTCTACCCCAACGGCGCGAGCGGCGTGTTTGCCTCGTCGTGGTACCGGCTGCGCACTGTCCGAGGGGATACGCGCGGAGTGGACAACGACGCCACGCTAGGCCGTCCGTCGCACAACCCCCAAGCGTGGATCGGCGCACGCACGCGCGCTTCGTCATGGGTGGCAGAGCTTTCCTCGGCGCTCTATAGCTCGTATCCGACGCAGTCCAAGGGCACTAGCAGCGTCAACACGACGCACACAGAGCACGCGCTCGCTGCGGTCAACACGCCGAAGCAATTTTCTGGCAGCGGTGACGGGTCGCTCAAGACGCTGCGTGTGCACGCCGGGCTTGCTGCGGACGTCTCAGGCGTCAAGGCGAGCTCCGTACTTGCTCTCTACCTCCCACAGTCCGCGGGGCTCCCTAGGGCAGTGCGTGCAGGCGGACGCAGGCTCTTCGTTGTGGGTGACTCTATCGCCGCGGGGTGGACGACCACGCTCGCGCCGCGTGATTCGTGGGGAGCAATCCTTCGGGACTCCTACGGCGTAGAGCTGTGCCTCGAAGCGTGGGGCTCGCGCGAGCTTGCAGACGACGAAGTGCTCTCCGCGACGTCTGGATACGCGACGACAGGCTTCGCGCAGGTCGCTGCGAGGGCCGCGACGTTCGGGGCTACGGATATCGTGCTCGCTCTGGGGGTCAATGACTGGCTCAACGCAACGCTGACAAAAACAGCTTACGGCACGAAGCTCGCGAGCTACGCGAGCGCGCTGCATAGTGCAAACCCGAACGCAGCAATTTGGGTTCTCACGCCTCTCTCTGTGGGTGCCGGATACAGCGGCCCCAACGTCAACGGCGACACGCTTGCCGACTTCCGCACGCAGGCCACGAGCGCTCTGACTGGCTCGCCAAACGTCACGGTCTTGGACGGTGCGACGATCTTCCCGGGCTCCGGTGCAGAGCTCAACGCAGACGCGATTCACCCGAACAACACGGGCCACGAGACGATTGCAGACAACCTAGCTCTGGAGCTGGGGCTCTAGGAGGATCAATGCCATCTGCTGAAAGCGTCGGCTCGCTACTCAGCGCGGCGGGCGTAGGTGCCCTATTGTCCAAGGGGCTTGACTGGGTCATGGAGCGCCGACGCAAGCGGGACGAGGCGAGCGAAGAGAAGACAGCGGCCGAAATCGCTGACAACGCCGCTGCGCGCGGAGAGCTTTGGAAGCGCGTTGAAAACCTCGAAGCCCGCGACACTCAAACCCAAGCAGAACTACGAAAA